ATAGGAACGGTTGTGGTTAGCCTATGCGCTGTTTGAGATTCACTTCTGTAATCCTCTTTGGAAGTACCACTTTCCTCAGCCTCACCTTCATAGGTAGCCTCTGGAATGGAATTTCGGATAGGAATATTAAGCGTCTTAATCATTGAAGTTCTTACCCTGGCAAATTGCCGTACGGGGCTGATTTCCTCAATTTTTTTGCGAATGTCATCCGCCAACGTTTCAGGTACAAGGAATCCACCTTCAGAACCTTGGTCCGTTCTAAGTGCTTCTTTGTACTGTACATCTACTTGATCAAGAGACCCTTTGCATAGCAACTCTTTGAACCCTTTATATGCTACAGTATCCTTGATCTTTTCGACTCCTGATTTAGTGGCATTTAGCAGTTGATTTTCTAGGTTTTCAAATCGTTCCCCAGCTTCTTTTTCTCGCTTCTCAACTTCTGCTTTGTCACCTAAAGACTTTTGATGGTCTTCATCAAGTTTTTTAAGTTCAGTTTCAAGTTTTTCGTACTTTTCTTTAGATTCGGAATCTAGTTGATTGAGCTTGTCTTCAAGTCCTTTTCGATTGTCTTTAGCTTCATCAACGAGCTCTCTAATGTTAGTGACGGCTGTACCGATTTTTTCGATTGTTTCGTTGTCAATTGTTTCTGACATGATAATTTCTCCTTGGTAAAATTTTTTAGTTCTTCTACTTCTGATAGAAGAACTTCCGAGTTTTTTACGCTAACGAGTTCATCATTTCGAGAACTAATCTCATCACGAGTTGCGTTTTTTAATTTTGAAACCATTACATTTGTTTCTAAATTGCTTAGTCCAAAATCTTTCAAAAATCCACTTAAACTTTTGATATGGTTAAGAGATTCAATAGTGGACTTGAACCCCTTTTCAAATGGGCTATCGAGCCCCATTTTGTCGTAATATCTGCTTACATTTGCAATAACCCCAGTTCTATCGGAATCTGGAATATCAACGCCGCCTCTAGCCCCGCTAAGGGCAGCAGCAGCAGAAAAGATACCCCTTGGTATTGCTGTGAGTGTGTTATCAATAACATCTGCTATTGGGAGTTTGTATGCTGTGAATTCATCCGCATTTTCACGGTCATACCACAAGAACGCCTGTTTATATTCCGCACTGGGTGAATCGACGCTATTTGTGAATGATCGGACCCGCCCAATAGCTTGCCCACTATTCCAAGCCCTATCAAAATCAATCTCACCATCATCTTTTTTTGCTAGCGGTAAATCCTGAAACGGAACTACTGATTTTATCGCAGTGACAACAGCACCAGGGTTCGCCGGTATTGTGACTAAAGATATTTCCCATAATTTTATTTTAGTTAGAACTGTTATGGTTTTGTCGTCCACTTTTTCAGTTCGAGATTCCAAAACTGAAAACCCTATGCTCATTGTGGCAACTGACCCTATTTTCATTTGAGGTATGACACGTCCATGAACAAGGCTATCCTCTATAGGCAGCAATGCTTTAACAAAAAGACCTTCTTCTGTTTCAAAGACTTCTTCAAAACGACCGATGGGCTCGGACATTCTGTGTTGCCACAATAGGGAGGGTATGTGTTCTTTTAGAGATTCAACGAAGGCCCCGCGTTCAACTCGCTCATCGACAAGGTCAATATCTTGAAATGTGGAGGCGAACCCTTCAAAACGAAAGAACTCGTCACCATCTTCGTGAATATGTTTTAATTTAAATTTACAGCTTGCAAATCTTTTGTTAATTTTTTTTCCCCAAAGCCTAAACTATTCCCCAATAATTCAAAAAGTATTCTTAATACGATCCTAACAAAAGAAAATTGAGAATACTACTTTTAATAGCCTAACTAATGTAAAATTCAAAACTATGAATAACCCAGTTACTGATCCAAAACAAATTTGCAAATTAATAAAAAATGAAGAAAAAAAGTTGTTAGTATTTTTAAAACAAAGGTATCGTTGTTCCAGGTTTTGTGAAAGTTTGGATGATTTTTTTGAGTCACCAAAACGTTTAAACTTATTGATTCAACTTTGTGGTAGATTTGAGAATATTATAACGCCTGATCGTATCAAAATAGATTTTTTTCATTATTTGCTTATGAATGCGCCCACCTTAGCTGAAAATTTTAATTTTAGTTGGTTTGAAAAAATATATTTTGATGGAACTTACATAAACATAAATTTTAATATCAATGGAGAAAAAACCACAATAAAATTAGATAAATGATTTTATTCCCTAAACGAGCGAATATTGATGAGCAAGAAAATTAATAATACTCATGAAATGTTGATGAAAAAGGCCCTTAAAGAGGCGTCTAAATTGCTAAAAAAACATGGCATAATCGATTCACTTATACCAATTAAACAAACAAGAAATTCAAGTGGTTTGTATCATTCATATGACGACAAGCCATCTATTGAATGGTCAGATGGCTTAAAATTCTGGCATAAAAATGGGGAACTTCATAGGGAAGAGGATAAACCAGCAACCGAATGGGGAAACGGTATAAAAGAATGTTATAAAAATGGGAAATTGTACAAGGATAATAAGGGTCCCGATTATGAATTGTAGAAAATAAGGAATTTCTGGGTATCAGCTACATCGTGAAATAAACGAAAGTAAATATTTCCCTAAATAAGGGAATAAAACCCGCTACACCGACATCTAGCAACATTTTTAGCCGAGGCCCCTAGGCTTGTGTCACCTGGGAACATCAAACGTTCACCCATAACAATAAAGGGTTGATTGATTTTTACCGTTTGTCCATCTGCAGCAATATGCGCTTCACGTACTTTATTATCCCCGACGTTTCCCCAATCCTTTGTAATTATTCCAGGCAATAAAGCCATGCCTGCAATTACGTTGGTCACATTAATATTCCCACCGGAATCTATAGCAGAGGCTTCGATAGCTTTAGTGGATTCGGACATGAATTGTGTCTCAGTTAAAGCGATGTTTGATATCCTGCCTTCAAATTTGTTTATCGCTATTTTTGAGGCTTCCGTTGCGACCGCTGCATTACTAATGGATAGACCCGCTTCTTGTAGATTAGTAATCGCTTGATCTACAGAATCCCTAAAATTTTGCTCAGTTGTTTGATCCAAAAGCCTGGATTTGTCCCTCACGCTTAATGCAATAAAGAAAACGAGCGCGGCATCTACCGACTCTTCAATTTTTTCCTCTTCTGTCTCCGTTTGTTTGTAAAAAATTTCAAAAAGGGCTTTTGATCCCCCATTTTGGCGCATCTCATCAACAAACGAAGAAGCAACCCTATTGTATTGTGTATTCAAAACAGTCTTGGTTTTGTTATTGAATTCCTGGGCTGGAAGAATCTGGCCGCTAGCAGAATACAATGCCTTGAATTGTCTGGTTATTGATCTGAAATATGACTGGAGTTCGGGTATAAAACTCTGTTCAAGAAATATTTTTTTAGCTAAGTTATTTTGAGCGCGTCTAGTTCTTGCTAGTTCTTTTAAATTCATGCCAATAATGAACCGCTTCTTTTTTGCTGAAACCACTTTTAATCATCGAGTCGATGTAACTTTTGCTAGGCACCTCTAAATTATCGCCTGTGAAGGTATCAAAGGAGAGAGGAATCAAAGTTGATGGTTGATAGATGACATCGGCTTGTTTATCGGTGCTTTTTTCATACCCTACCGTTGTTCGAAGCTCATTAGTTGAAGCGATATTTGCTTTTCTTAATGACTCCAATTCTGAATTAAACCTAATTCGTAAAGCTGAAACTGAGGCAGGATCAAAACTTATCATTTCATTTTCTTTTAGCATCCCTCTTTGTTGAAACAATTCGGTCAAATCCATAAAAATTCTATTTAGAAGAGGGAGTACCGCTTGATCATAAAGGGTGAAAATAGCAGTTTGGTAGTTGTCCAACGTCTGAACTTTACTATCATGCAAAGGTCCAGGTATTTCATATCTTTCAAAAATTGTTTTGTCTGACATCATTTTTGTTTTGGTGTATTCCATGTCCTTATTACTTTGCCCAAAATCCTTGAAATCAATTTTTCCAGCCCTGGCAATCATTGGTTTTCTGGCATTTCCTGAACCACTGAACTTTTCAAAAACATCTTTCCTAAATTGATCGAATGCCTCCCTGTCTTGCGTATCAACTGAGAAAAATCCAGGTGCATTAAAACCCTCTCTTAGTAAATTTACGTTATGTTTTTTCGATTGATTGATTAGCTCCGCATCCATTTTTAATGAGGCTAATTTTGAAGCGGCTCTCATCCCCGAACTTGAAAGTGAAAACCCCTTGACGTGTCTAATTTCCTGTACTTTTGTAGTACTCAAAATGTTTGTATCGGTTCTATCAAGGTTGAACGTACCGGAAAGAAATTGGAAAAAATTATTGCTTGTGACTTTATAAACCGCTGCATTTGCTCTTTGTGTGATAGTGACCCAAGTATTGCCAAGAGGATATATCTCTATCGGTTTTGATTTAAAAAACCCTGTTACTTCAAAAAACGAGTTATTGTGAATCAAAAAATTTGTTGTTAGGGATTCCATAAACTCAAAATATGATTCCCTTAAGTTTGGTTTTTTTAGAAATTCTGTAACGGGATGATTTAAGATAGTTTCTTTAGACTTTTCAACTTTGATTATCGGTTTAATATCCGCAGCTTTTCCAGAAATTAAACCAATTGATAATCCTATTGATGCGTTTGTATCAAACAGAATATTTGATTCAGTTTCGCTTATATTTGTATTGTCAGAACCTACACGAAAAAATCTATTAATTTCCTCATTTCTTTGGTCCCTCGGTCTAACAGCAAATTTTCTGGCAATTCCCCTGAAAAGGTTTTTTATCCCCATGATATTGTTCCTTTTAATAAGTTTTTAACTACGTTGCGTACCAAATTTCATCTTGACTATTTAGTCTGCGAATCAAATATTGTGAGCTACTATCAACTATATCATCGTGTGTTGCGTTCGGGAAATTTATCAATTCATCCACTACGTCTTTCACCCAAGACTTGTTTTCAGGTAAAAAAATCTTTCCTGCTTCAAAGAGAGGAGAGACCAGACTAACACGCTGTATTTTTGATGGGGGCATGTCTTTTCCAGGCATCATAGCTATAGTCGGTAGATTACCTATCCGTTGATAGGCTTGTAATATTTGCTGACCCGAGGACTTATCTTCAACTAAAATTTCTGAGCTTTTTTGTTTTTGGTAACAAAATTTAACTTGTTTTTCCAATTCCGGCCACTGTACTTTTTCTCTGTACATATCAACTAAATAATACCCAGGTTCACATTCAGCCCAAAGGGTACCCACGGTATAGTCATTGTGCTCTTTGTCTTTGATAGCGGTGTCCCAACTCCATGACCAGCGAATAACCGTGGGAAGTTGCACATAATATCTCAACCATTTTTCTTTAATCATCCCCCCACCTCTTGGTGACGGTTTTTGCTGTAATTGAGAGGCCGTACCGTAGGACCCTAAAGATGTTTCAAGTCTTTTTAAACTTTTTTCATCGTGTCTTTTTGTTAATATTTCCCCTTCTTTTGTTCGTATATCATAGGGTTTCTTTTCATTCTCATAACGCATAGGCAAAACAATATTTTTCCAATCTTGTTCCGCATCCGATAATAGGTATCCTGTGAGATCATTTTGATGAAGCCTTTGCATTATAACGAGTATTTTTCCTGTTTTGGAATCGTTTAAACGCGTGGATAACGTCTCACCAAACCATTTATTGACTGACTCTCTTATGACGGTGCTCTCAGCTTGTAGAGCTGATATGGGGTCGTCGATTATGATTATGTCCCCACCTTCACCGGTTAAAGTACCACCCACTGAAAAAGATAATCGCTCACCCTTGTTATTATTTCTATAAAATGTTTTTTGGTTTTGATCCATAGCAAATTCAAACAATGAACCCCACAATTCTTGAAACCAATTTGAAGAGATTAGGGACCTAGATTTAACTGTGTCCCTTGTAGCAAGTGTTTGTGAATAGGACCCTGTGAGTATTTTTTCTGTTGAGTCTTGCAACCAACACCAAACGGGAAAGAATACACAGCAAATTGTTGATTTTAAACACCTAGGGGGAATATTGATAATAAGTCTCAAAATATCACCACGGTACAAGGCTTCTAATTCATCACAAAGTACTTCAATATGCCATTCATCAACGAATAAGGCGGGGTCTACCTCTTTCCAAGCTATTTTTAAGAGTTGATAAAGTGACCGTTCACAAAGTTCCTTTTCAATTGCTTTCTGAGTTGGTGAACTTATCATGTAACTCTTGAAGTTGTTGTGTTGTCAGGTGACTCACGTTAGGGAGTGGTGTATTTATGTCTTTGTCATTGGTCGTGATATCGATCTTATCTTTGTAATCGTGATTACATTTAAGGCAGAAAATTGCCATAGGCATACCAATACTTTTACTGTGTTTTCTTAGTTTCAATTCTTGAATTGCTTTTGCCTTTTTTATAAGCTCATCAAACGACTCAAATTTTTCAGAGTATCTTTTTAGGTTACTAGGGTTGAAATCGCAATCATAAAGCAAGTATTCATCAATAAAAACATGAATTGCTGTTTCTTTCATCCAAGCAACTAACCCTTTACCAATTTCGAGAAGTTTTTCTTCGGTCCACTTTTCAGCGTTCTTATTGTCTGGTTGTCCCCCTTCTCCTTTTTTGTCAGCCTTCTCTTTCTTGGGCCTTGTTTTCTTCGTTGTAGTTTTCCGTTTCGTTGTTTTCTTTTTTGTTTTGATCATCTTTTATAGCTCTTTTACTTATAGTTAATAATATTTTTCGTGTTCAAAAGGCTCAATTCCCCAGCCTTGGGATAATTTAATTTTTCCAGATAAATCATCGCCTTAATAACAATACACATTTGTATAAGCTGGAAACCAGGATTTTTGATAAGTTACAAAATTATGGCTGTATGGGCGTGCTTTTACTGTTTTGTATTTTTTGGTAATCTTTTTTATCAGATTTCTATACCTCGTTAAACTTTCATCAATATCAAAACTCCACTCAAAAACCATTTTAATGGGTAGTTCCTCAATAGATTCTAATATGCCCATCTCCGCGCCTTCAATATCCATCTTTACACAAAAATCTTTTTTTATGACTTCTGAAAAATGAACACAAGGAACAATGAATTTTTGGTTTCCCCAATTTTTATACAGGCTATTTCTCCATACCTGTAATTTATTACCCACGAACATAGTCATTTTTTTATGCTGTTCAGAAATGACGGCTACTTGATAGATATTTGCATCATAGTTATTAAGTTTTAGGTTCCTTTCTATCATTTTGCAATTAAATGGGTCGGGCTCGTAGATATCAACTTTTGCGCCCTTTGAAATAGCCTTTAGCGCAAACGCTCCCACGTTACCCCCCAAATCTAACCAATGTTCCCCTGCATTTATCTTGAAAAACTTCTTTTCATAAACGTTTTTGACAATTACTTCATCAAATGTTTTTTTATCTGAGGTACCTTCCCTGTAAGAAAATTTAATCCCATCGTGTTCTATTCTGGAAACATTCATAAGGTCACGCCCTACACTTGATCAACTATTTTTTTCGTTATAAAAGGCTTTTAATGGGTAGAAAATAAGTGAATTCCTATAACCACCTGGGTGTATTGGAATTATAGGGGTGACACCGTGCATGCTTCTCCAAGCTGGGTAAACCAACATTGAATTATTGCTTTGCCCTACTGTTAAACCATAATCAGGGACGTTTAAATTACCCCCTTTACTGTTTAGCCTCTTTGTAATGATCACATTTACTGTTTCTTTTAAGTTTCTTCTATCTATGTGATAGCGCGCACTGATGTTGTAATTGCTTATTGAAGAGGTAAAAAGATTTCCAAATTTCCATTGTTCAGGAACATTTTTGAAAAGTTCCACTTGTTTCTTATATTGTTCAGGCAAAATGTCTGCAATAATATTTTCAGATTCTTTTACCAATAACAACATCGCTTTGATAAAGTTTTTTGCGGTTTTTACTCTATGGACGCTGCTCATTGATGGATAGGCTCTTTTCATTCGTTCATTAGGGGCAACAGAGCCTAATATTGTGGAGTATTGTAAAACCTCCAATTTTTTATTATTAATTCCGCTAGTCCTTCTCATTTCGGTTTTTGGCACATTATCGCTCTTAAACTCGTTGTCCGCTAGTTCAGCAAATTTGCTGGCTTTTTCAGGTAAGTTTTTTATAAAAAAACCTATGGGGTTGGAATCTAAATAGAATATGGAATCCTCTACAACATTAGGTTCAATTGATTTACATAAACCACCCATTTTTATCTTGTGATCGACAATTTCAAGCTGTATTTTTTTCAAAGTTTTAGTTTTTCCTGTTTCAATTTTTCTATCAGTAAATTTCCAACATAAATATCTTTTTCCCTAAAAAACTTTATTAACGAATAAGCCTCTTCGTAATCCTCCAGAGAAAATTCAATTTGAATAGCCTTTTTTGATCCTAAACTCATTTTATCAAGTTGATTATCTAACTCATCGCTTTCTAAAAGATTGTAATCAACTTCAGCGGGGTCTTCCCAAACATCTACAGCCCATTTTTCTAAATCTTGCTTATTCCACTCTTTTTCCAGTACTTCCCAGTCCCACTCACCGTATGACGCGTTGTCCTTGATAATAAATTCCGACTTTTGTTCTTCCGTTAAATCTTCTGCTCGTTTTGTAGGGACTTGTGTTAGCCCAGCTTGTTTACAGGCTTTTAACCTCTGATTTCCACCGAGTATCATATTATTTTCGTCAATCACAATAGGTCTTAGCTCTAACATCTCCGGAAATTTTTTGACTGAATTGACCAGAATATGAAATTTTTCGTCCTTAATTATGCGCGGGTTTTTAGGGTTGATCTTTATTTCTGAAATTTTCATTAGTTCTGTTTTCATCAGTTATTTAGTTCTTTACTTCACAAACCGTTGATTATACTTGGAGCCCGATATCAAAACATTGAAATTGATGTAGCCTTTGGCGATTGAATCTGAGTATGGGATTTGATACTCAACTAAAACTATAGAGCTGTCCGGTTCTGTTTGGATGATTCGACACATTGTCCAAGTCTGCATATAACTGACCCAATATAGTTGAGCTATTTTTTTGGCGTCGTAATATCCACCCATTTTGACGAGATCATTGTACACGCGCACGTATTTTTCTCTTGAGTTACTTACAATTGAATTTTTTGGGATGATATATACACTTGGCGAATCCCAAGTACTTTTATTGAGCCATGCGAAAAAATCAGCATTCTTTGAGGTGATTTTTGGGCTTGCTGCATAAATCGAAATTGTTGAAATGGCTGAAAAGCATAAAGCAAAAATCAGCGCGATTAAAAGGCGTCTCATAATTTCAATCATAACATAAGGGCTTTAATCAACTTTATAATACTGGTCAGCGGTTCCTTTTTTGCATTTTATTTTTGGATTTGTATTTAGGTATTGAATGAGTAGTGTCTCGGGATAACCTAACTTTTTTTCAATTTTTCTCAAACTCAAGTGCTCACGTAAAAGTTCATTTACTTTATCGAGATCATAGTTGTATTTTGTTAAGTGATCAGCCTTTGGAATCTTGTTTTCCTCACGGTATCGCTTGCGTTTCTCCTTTAGCTTATCGATATAATATTGTTTCTGATAAGCCTTTTTATTAACCATTGGACATATCCAGAACGTTCTTCTGATAAATTCTTTGAATAAGCCCACACTTTTCACATTTTGGTATTGTAAATTCACCAAGAACAATTAGCTTTTCATTTTGAGTCACATTACCACCACATTTATCACAAATACGAATTACTTTTTTATTTTGCATCTTGTTTGTTCCTTTTCATACGGATATCTAATTCAACCATGGTTAAATTTAGTCTTTTAAAATCAATTCCGTAGGCTTTTGCTGCGTTTTTTAACAATTCCTTGCCTATTTCATAACAATTAATAAATAGTTGTTCATCATTCATCTTAGTCACTCCCTTTTTTTTCTGATGATATTGTCTGAAAATTTTGAACTAAAACATAAGTATGCCATTTGTCCTCAATTTTTTTAATTTGTATTCGCCCATGCACTAAAATTGACTGAGTTACGAATGGCTCATATTTCTGATTTTTGAAATTACATAAGCAATCTATCTCGTCTTTTTTTCCTTCTTGACCCTCTTTTCCCTCTCTAAAAATAGATAACTTAAACATTTTTAATCCAGGGGCATTACAAAAACCCATTGTAAAACCCATAAACTTACCCACTAACGTGACTTGATTGTAATTGTGACTCATCCTATTCACTTCCCTTTATCAGTTGATACGGTTTGTCATAAGAACTACCTAGGTAGATACCGGAGTACCAGCCAATATCAAAGTAATCCGTCTGAGTGTCGGTATTATCGTGATTCCCTTCGTTCATTGCGCTAGCCAACTCAATTAGACATTTTCTTGCTCTATTAGTGAAATACTTACTAATATGAAATTCTGATTTACGCGGTATCAAATAAACTTGGTGAAATATTTGGAATTCAATAGAATAAGGTTCTTTGTCACGATCCTTGTTGGATTCGTTATTATAATTTCCCTTAAAATCAATCTGCCCTGATTTGATAGTGAGATTCAATGTACTATGATTATCGATACTCAATGTACCTTTCAACCCATACTTTTTTAATATTGGCTTGACCTTTACGGCTATTTCCTTCTTTTCTTGCTGATTTATGTATGCCATCCTAGTTGACTCCTTGTAAAACATTTGATTTTTTTTCAAAGTGGTTAAAGGCTTTTATATTTCCCGTATCAGCAGACATCAGCATACTCGCTCTAATAACCTGTTGTTCTAATTCTTTGCCTTTTAATCCAGTTTTGTTATGAATTCGTCTAAAAAGTCTTTCAGTAAAATCCCCTTTAATCTCAACTTGTTTTACTTTTCCTTTTTCCATCCTGACCACTCTCCTTGTGATTTGATAATTCAATCATATCATTGATAGGTTTAAGTGTCAAGCCTATTATTGCCATCATCATATATTTGTCATTCATAAATGCACGTCAAATCCCGTTGTCTATCAAAAAACCCATAATATGCACGGCTAATGTTTTTTTGAAATCTACCGATAATACTAATAGCAAAATAAAAGTGAGGTGATTTATGTACACAGTACCAGCCAATGACATGTTTTCATTCGATCATTCGTTTCAATTCATGTTGATCGATAATGACAAATTTATATTGTGCAATTTGGGGTTAAATTAAGGAGAAAATTCGTGGGTAATAATAAAATAATAGCGATGAAGACAGCAACAAAGAGGCGCGTTTCAGATCAATACAAACTATTTCCGATACAGGATGTAGGGACGTCAGTTTTTTGGAGGCCATACTATGCATGAACAAAAGAAACTCGACATGATCGAATTTTTAAAGTGTATGGGCTATAAGGAGATAGCCGATCTGAACATACCGGAATCAACTGAGAATCACTATGAAATCTTCAATTTTGATTTGGGTTTAGAAAATGACGTCTCTCTTTATTATGGGGACTATTTGGGGAATTCAAAATATCCTAATCTAAATTAGGGGTTTACATTATCTTTTTAATACACTATAGTTACCCTATGGATAGAACATTTAAATATAAAATTGATCGAACAAAACTTAAAGATTCCCTTATCAGCATTGGGTTAAACCAAACCGATATGGCAAAATCTATAGGTAAAAGACCAATATATTTAATGCATAGGTCAAATAAACTATCAAGACAAACAGTCCCCGCACATATGCAGAAATCAATAAAAGATTTCTTTAAAAGATACAACATAGACGCAGACAAAATAGGATTGTTTTACGAAGTTAAAAAAGATCAGGGAGGTGTTGCCAATAAAAAGTAATTAGACAAAAAAAAAGCTCAAGAGTATGAATCTGAGCTTTTTTTCGATTAAAACCAAAAGGAGTCAATCAACGTGATACATAAAATAATAGCGAATTTTCGCAAAAAGCACAAGTGTAACGACGGTCTAAAGTCAGGGGTGACGATAGACAGTTGGGGAAAAGGCAAAATGAGTAGGGAATTTCATTCTATCGCTAGTAGCGTATCGCCCATTTTATTGGGAGGTGTGGCCCATGTCTAAGCAAAAAGAGCCACAGCTAACAGAACAATACATTACTTGTCCCATAAACATGGCAGTAGTGCTCGATTGTTTTGGACATGAGTTAGTAGGGAAGGTATCCGATACTGACTCACTAGAAGAAAAAGATGCAAAATTTTTGTTTAGAACTAATGAGGAATTAAAACCTCAGCTAGATAAAGATGTCTGCAAGTTTTATAACACAGATGTGAAACTTCCTTTTTCTCTGGATGATCTTTTTTATTTTCGCAACCAATTGCAAAATGAAGATTTTACATCCCGAGAATTTAAAGGGTACCCAAGGGTTGGAGGTAAAAAACATGCATGAACTCCAACGCACAGAGACCGAATCACAAAAACAGATTGCTAGGATGGACGCGATCATAGACTTTTTAAAGAATCAAACCTTCAACAAAAAAGGTCAATTCATTTTGTCCCCTCCCAAGAAAAGAAATAGTCCAACTAACCGTACTGAACCCAGGCATTCCCTGTGAACGGAGGATTAGCAGTTATGGAACAACAGTTTACAGGGAATCAACTCGATTCCTGGTTACAAGATGATGAAGAAGAAACGTTTGAAGAGGGTGTTGAAGTCGAGGAAAAAGAAGTATCCGCCCGAGCTGTACAAGTTGAAGAAAATACAACGCCTTGTCGTAACTGCAAAGAACCGATTGATAGGGCCAAGCTATTTCATCACTACTTCAACAGTTCAAAACCTTACCACTGTCCAAAATGCAAAGGAGAAAACTAATGTCAAGTGAAATTCCAATCTTAGACCCTAACGTACAGGCTACTAATAAGCCGGTGACCCACCAAGAAACGGGCTCAGAATTAAGCCTTTACGAGGATAAACTCTTATCGCCTGAAGATATAAAAAAACAAGTTAACCATATTAAAAAATTAATGAAGGCGGTCATGCGTGAAGGCGTTCATTATGGAAAGGTTGGTTTTACAAAAAACCCTTGTTTATGGAAAGCAGGGGCAGAAAAGCTACTTCTCACATTCGGTATAACAGTAAGTATCGAAATTGAGGACAAATCAAATGAGGATTGTGTGAGCTATAGAGTTAAGGCATCCGCTATTCATAGACAATCAGGTACATTTTTAGGATCAGCTTATGCTGAATGCTCAAGCAATGAGGCAAAATACAAATGGCGAAGCTCTATTTGTGACGAAGAATATGAAACTACACTAGACAGTAAGCGAAGGATTAAGTTTGAAAAAAAAAGGTGGAAACATAAATAAAATCCAACAGATACGAACAGAAAAAGAAGATCATGCAAACACAATTTTAAAAATGGCTGAGAAGCGCGCTGTAACTAGTGTAACGCTCAGAGTGACCGCCGCTTCA